CTGTGGCGGCTATGGCAAGGTCTCGTACATATTTTGTGGCGATGTCGAGAAGTGGATGGAGTGTCCTGACTGCAAGGACGGCAGCCTTTACCGCGCTAAGATCACACAGACGACGGTGATCCGTGCCTTCTTGACACAAGCGAAACATGCCCTAGAAGATATAGACCTGATGGACAGCGACCTAGATCAGATATACACAAAGATCGATCAAGTGGTGGCTGATGTTGAACACTACGAGACAAAGGTAGGGACACGCGATGGGCAAAGTGAGTGACTGGCTAATCGAAATGGAAGAGGACGCATCGTACATGACGCGCCAAGAATTTATGGACAAGCACGGCGAGACCGTTGTCGAATACTACGACGAACTGCAACTCAAGTGGCAGTACGATCACGCAGAGCCGGGAGAGCCTGACGATGTGGGTTGATCCAGAGAACGATCCGAACCTCGAAAGCGTCGTTGACAAACTAGGCACGCTAAACAGACAAATCGACGACGCTTACTGGGTTGGCGACTTCATCAACCCTAACATCACAAACGAGGCAAAACGCTTACGCAGACTATTGATGGAGGGTAAGCTGTGGGAACCAAGATTCTGACAAATGACAAACGCCGCACGCTGACAAATGACAAACCGACCACGCTTTCCCGCGAACACGTCTGCGATAACTGCGGCGAACCGGCCATGACCAAAGATGGCGGACAGCTTCGTTGTCCGTCGTGCTGGCTACGCGAACAGGGACACAAAATAAAACCTATTGACCGGGGGGGATATCGGCCCTAGTCTTGCCGCATCGTTTTTAACGAAAGGAACCGCTATGAAAAAACGAATCCACATAAACCAGCACGTCATCCGCGCCAACAAAAAGAATGGCACGAATGACCCGGCAATCACTGTTAAAACGTACGACCGCAATATCTATGCCGAGCGCGTAGAGATCGACGGTCCGTCGTCCGTTGTTTACTCACCAGATAAGCCGCTGAACTGCGGCGCGCGTGTATGGATTGAGACTGACGCACCCGTTACAGCCATGATATATGGCGGGGCAGTGTTCGTATGACAGTAAAAGCCACAATGATCGATCACGAACGCATGATGTATAATATCACTTGCGTTTACCGCAAAGCTGACAAAACACAACACGCAGAAGGTTTGTTGTGGTACGAAAACGCACAAAAGACGGCGTATCATATCGCGTTAAAATATGACGTGCCGGTTTATCTGGTGGTGGCAGTTATCGCCGCGCTTTCACCGAACAACAAATGGTCTCGGAACGTGACAAACGCCGACGCACTGATCGGCGCATTTATCCGGGGTGACGGCATCGACTCGGTGAAAGTCTCGACCTATCACAAGATGAAACAAAAGGCTTGGGATATCTTGGCGGCGCGTCCGGACTACGACGGCGCAAAAGCGATGCTGAAGGGACAAAAAATCACGTCCTTTTTTATGGATATCATGGGCGAATTCAACGTGACCATTGACGGCCACGCGCGAAACATTGCTTACGGTGAGCGCATCGGATTGACTGACGACCGGACAAACATCGGCGTCCGTGAATACCGCGCTTTGCAAGCCGCTTATGAGGCGGCAGCGGAACGGCTCGGCCTCATGCCCTACCAACTACAGGCGATTACTTGGCGCGTCTGGCGCGACCGGCACGGCATCAAATGACAAATTTGCCACGCCAAAAGATGACAAAAAGGTCACGCCATATTTTTGGGGCTTGTTTGCGCTATCGGGTTGCCGGATCACTGGGGGAACTGGGCGCGGGGCAGGCAACGGTGACGGCGAGTCGCGGGGCTGTCACCACTCTTGCCGGGGGCGGAAAAGTTTTTTTCATTTACCGCTTCAACCTGTGCAAATGATGTGCCATGATTCAAGGCATCAACAACAAGCGAAACCGGAAAGGAACCGACATATGCTTGATCTTGTAACGACGAACGCCACCGATGCTGCAATCCGCAGGGGTGATGAAATCTACGCAATACACAACGACGTGAGCGATATCAGCTTATTCTCGAAATATGCAAAGGTGGAGCGGGTGCCTATTGAGGCGCAGACCGTCGGCATTGAACGCGACGGCGTCGGCATGATAGAGCCGCGCAAGGTAGAAAACTATTCTGCCCTGTGGAACCCGGCAACCCGCGCTCTGCTGGATGTCCGGCCAGTGTCACGGCATTATGCCCTGATCCCGCACGATACGCTTTTCGAGAAACAAGCCGCGCTGCTGGCGGAATCTCCGCTGCCGAGCGATCACGTCACCGTGACCGACCGCATCTATGGCTATGGTAAGCGGGTGCATCGCACGGTTGTTTTCCACGACCTGAACACCGAGACCCGGACACGCACCGGCAAGGTGGACCGTGTTGAGTGTCGCATGGACATTTTCAACTCGGTTGATTTGTCGTGGGCCTTTCAGGTGTTCTCGGGTGCCTACCGTGACCTGTGCCGCAATTCACTAGTGTTTGGTGGTCAGAAGTCTTATCACCAGCGCAAAATTCACAAGGGCCATATTTCAGTAGATGCCATGATCTCGAAGGCATCTCTCGGCTTGGACATGTGGACGAACAACCGGGACCAGATGGAAGTCTGGAAGAATTCGCATTGTTCTGAGTTCGACCTGCAAAGGATGCTCACCGCTACCATTTGCCGGAAGAACACCCGCGCGGCTAAGAACGACGAAAAGCTGGCGATTAACGAAAGCAAACTGAACTGGCTGCTTGAGCGGTTCAACGAAGAGACGCCCGAGCTGGGCAATACGTTATGGGCCGCTTACAATGCCCTGACGCACTACGCCACGCATCTGCCGGGGACACAAACCCGAAACGCTAACAAGGAACTAGTCGCCACGCGCCGCAATGATGAAGTGCGGGACGTGATCGGCTCCAGCTTCTGGCAAGGTCTCGAAAGGAATTACGCCTGAATGGAAGCGCTCTATGTCATCTATCGCACCGTTACCGTGGTGCTTCTTTGCCTGCTTATCTGGGCATTTATCATCGTATAAGGAAAGGAACCGAAACGATGTCGAACATATACGATCCGAAACTAGTCGCCGAATTCGTCCAGCTTGTTAACAAAGTTGAAAGCACTGTGCGTGCTGACGAACGCAAACGCTTGCTGGAAAAATTCCGGGGACGTGTCCCGGCAACCCGCAAGCAAACCGACTTGCACGGTGAGCCGCTGCGCGAATCCGGCCTGCAGCGGAACGACCTTAACGCTACCCATGCGGCGCTTATTTCGTGGCTGTCACGTGGCACGTTCATGGCCGTGCCGACACTGGCGGGCCATCTCGGCGTTAAGAAGCAGTCGGTTTACCACTATCTGTCCGGCCTCAAAAAGGCGGGCTATCAGATAGAGGTGAGATCGACCGGCAACCGCAAGGGTGGCTATATCAATATTTACAGGCTTGCTAAGACTGGCTGACCTGTGATTATAATGTGGGGCGGGCGCGGTTGCCCGCCTCAACCTCTAGGAAAAAGGAACTAAACTCATGCATAGCACTATCAAGAAAGAACTGACCTCATCCGAAGCCGCCGATGTTTTCGCGATCACCGAGCACGAAATCCGCGTGATCCGTTACCACCTCGATGCCATCAACAACCAGATCAGGGGATTAGAGGCATTCATGGATTCATGCGGGTTTAACACCTACATCGGCAGCCAGTCGCCGCGTTCTATCAAGGTGGCTGAATATAAGGTCACCAAGGACGACTAAAGAGTTACCCTGCCGGTGAGGGGCTAATATCCCGGCTTCCTCCCTAGACTTGGCCCCCGTCCTTTGTGGCGGGGGTTCTTTTTTGTGGCCTGCCGTGTTTATTGCGTGGCGGGCTTTGTTATTGCTGGGGAAACTGGCGGTTAATCATGGCGGGATATGCTGCGCTTTTTAACACCGACAGACCACCGCCAGAGTTACAAACATGACAAACTGCATACGCGCGCGGGCGCGGGCGGGCATCAGCGCAGGGTTGTTTGCATGGTTGCCGGGGTGTGTGTGGTGTGGTTGCCGGGATTGCGCCGTCTGCCGCAGATAGAGCCGACAAAAAAGGATAAATATTTCCTCGGGCGCACCCGCACGCAAGGGCCACCCCACCCCCCGTGCATATGCTATGCAATCCCGACAGCATTTTTATGATTTTAGGTTACCTGTATGGCCTTCCCGCGAACCCTTTAGGGGGGGAATAAGGAGTACATGGGTGTATCCCCGGCAGGCTTAGCGCCAGTGTACAGTCAGATTTCGCATTTGTCAACAGTTTTTTGTACTTTTCTATTGACAGGATGGGTAACTAGCCCTAAACTAACGGGTTGTAAGGAGAATTTCCCCCATGTTCGAGGCAATGCTGTTGGTTTGCGCCCTAGCAACCCCTGACAAGTGTGTCAGATTCGACGACACACGCGGTCCATACGAAACATACCAAGAATGTAAGGCCCGTTCCTACGAAATGGCACACGGAGTCGTGGAATTATTTCCCGTTCCGGCATCCTACAGCTTCAAATGTGTAGAAAGAGACTTCACATGAACCTTTTACCCCAGCAAAACAGCCGCAAACCCGCCCTCACAGAGAAACAAGAGGTCTTTCTGGACGCCCTGTTCGACAATGGTGGCAACATACGGGCTGCAGCGGAGGTTGCTGGGTACGCTGAAGGCTCTATCAAGTGGCTCAAGGACAGGTTAGCGGACGAAATCATCGACCGCACCAAGACCGTGCTG